GAGGCAGTTATGTGTTTGTGCAGAAATACATTCATGATATGGTTGCGTGGAATGCGCTTCCGGTGGAACAGCAGGAAAAGGTGATTGGACGTCATAAGTTCAATGATGTGGAGCTGTCGGACGAAGAGAAGCCGGAGAATGCGCATAATGCTGTGACCAATATCGGTGATGATCTGAAGATTGTACGTGCCAATATGCCGTTTGCCAATACTTCGAAGGGGGAGTATGGTACGTATTTTATTGGGTATGCTAGTACATTCAGCACGACTCGCCGGATGTTGGAGAATATGTTTATCGGCAGTCCGGCGGGCAATACCGACCGCTTGCTCGATTTCAGTACGGCAATAACGGGGACGCTTTTCTTTGCGCCGTCGTATGATTTGCTGGGCGAGTTGGGTGAGTAAATCACCGGACGGTGCGAACTAGATAAAACGTGGTGGGAAGTTCGGAAAAGATGGTTATGTTTTCCGGATTTCCCACCACGTTTTACTCTTTGAACTCTGTTTCTTTTTGTACTTTCTTCCGAATTTCATGAAATAAAGGGGAAAAAGTGAGAGGAGTGAGAGAGGATTTCTAACATTCGTATTTTTTTTAGTTGAAAATTAGAGAGTAGAAACAGTGAAATAAAAATATAAAAGTTGCAATTCCTCCCTCACACCTCTCACTTTTTTAGGATAAACTTCTTTTTCCTATGCCCTTTGTACTATTGTCGGATCATTGGGAGATTTCTTTAAGAAATCGTTTCTGATAACGTATGCATCCATCTTCTCTGTATCGAAGGGTTTCAGTAAAGAAGCTATTTCGGCCTTGCTCAATGAGGGATTGAGCCATTTCTCTTCCTCCTCTCGGGTGAGTATGGCGGGCATCCGGTGCTTGGTGTTATCGATGTAATCGGTCAGCGAATTGGTGTCAGTGGTGATGATGGAGAAAGTTTCGTGTTCCTCTCCCGTATCCTTGTCCAGCCAACGGTCGTAGATGCCGGCCATCGAGAAGATAGGTTCATCTTTCACATATATATAATAAGGTATTTTGTTTGCTCCTTCATGCCTCCATTCAAAATAGCCGGTACTGGGCACTATGCACCGTTTCTTCATGATCGGTTCGCGGAAAGACGGTTTCTCGAAAATGGTATCCGCACGGGCATTGAGTGTCATCTTTCTTATTTCTGTCGCATCCTCTTCGCTTCTTACCCAGAAAGGGATGAGTCCCCAGTTGAAAACCTGTACTTCGTCCGAAGAAGTAATGATAGGATATCTGGGGAAAGTGAACGCATTCACATGATACTGTTCGTCAAGAATGCTTTGGTAAATCTCGACTACATCCGATTGGCGTCCGTAACGGGCGGCAACTTTGATGGCTTTGGCTGACATGGAGTTGTGGAAACACATATTATCTGCAATTAATGTTTATAATTTGGTTGATATCAGTAGTATAACGTCCGGAGAGCTGTTCTTGTTTGAGCATCCCCCCTATAAACAAACGGAGTCAAGTCTTTACTCGCAAAAAGAAATGCATTAAGATTTAATAGAATATAAAAGAGCTTTAGGTATAATAAAACTTTATGTTATTTTTCTTTGATTTAGTGCTATCGTCCAGCTTGTTCTATAAATAGATAAATAAAAAGTGCTTCCTAGATCGTCCGCCGACGAGGAAGCACTCAACACAAAAACTAAACTAGACACATTTTTGGAAATCTAGTTGTATATTCTGTATATCAATTATATAGTCCTGCTTTTTTTTATGGTTCGACCATAATTCGACCATTTGATGTTTTATGTACTATCAAGATTTCTATATTTCATATTTTATATTACTTTAAATATTATATTTGCGCATTGTCAAACTAAAATAGTGCGTTTATGAAATCGTTATTAAAAAATGTCCTAAGAAGGATAAGTAAAAAACAATCTTCTAAAGAAGATAATGCAACAGCCTTTTATCCCCAGTGTTGTGCAAAAGTGGATGATTCCGCTCGTATGCGTATAAAAATGTCTTATGACCAAAATGTAAAAGAAACTATATCAAGCTTGAAAACACTTGCTAATGATATGTCTAGTGGCTTTGTTACTTTTAAAAAGTTTCAGACTAGGCGTTATCAATACAACCCGGATGCAGATGCAACTCTATATGCTTCAAGACTGCTTCGTGCAGCTTCTATATTGGAGTTCCTATTAACTGATCCTGATAATAAATCTTAGAGATTCATTTTTTCAGCTAGAGCAGAGAGCCCTATCAGTAGTTCAGTTATATTTTGGGCTTTTCCGACAACATCATCAACTTTCGCTGCTGTATCAGGGCTTAACTCCTTTTCTAATCGTTCTAGCTGCATTTGAAATGTATCAAAACTTAATATATATAAGTCTCTTTCAACAGTGAATCCCCCTTTTCTGCAAAATTGAATATTTCAAAATTCAACGTAAGATATTCAATATCATATCCTTTATAGTCAATAAATCTCCTATTTTTGAACTCCTCTAAAACTATTTCATATTGTTCTTTACTGATCCTAAGGTCTGGTATATCTTTATAATTTAGTTTAGCTGTTCTTTTCCCGTTTGCTACAACCAAAATATAATTTAATACTTTATCCTTTTCTTCAGCTGTTATAACTAAAGGATATTCTCTTTCATCTTTTGGGGGTACAGTTCTAATTGGGCGCATATTTGAAAAAATATTTATTCTATTGTTTATATAGTTTCATTCTAGTATTACTGTAATACATTATATCTTTTTCTATTTCGCAGGGAATTGTTAAATTGTCTTTTTCTACTATTAGATTCACAATATTGTCGTTTATAGAGTATTTACCTGATACCGTTTCTTTCCATTCATATTCTAAATCCTCATTATCATCTGCAACATTATATATTGTGAAAGATTTCAAGTCAAAAGATATAGCAAAAAAAGATCTTAAATAAGGAGTGCCTTCTTCAAAAGACAATCGAGTTTTTCCGTACCAGTCTTTTGCAGAAGTCCATGTTGTTCCTGCTAAATTAATACTGTCATCAGAGCATGAATTAAATATAAGCACAAATAAGAAGGATAGTATTAAAAATCTTTTTTTCATACGTATATAAGTTTATCCTACATTTCGTTCATTTTTCAACATAGTCAGTTCTCCTTTGGCTTTTTTAAGTTCTTCTGTGAGTAACTGATTCGTTTTAGTTTGTTCGGTGATTATACCTTGCAAGGTAGTGATCGTATCTACCAAGCGTTTCATTTGTTCTATGTTTGGGTCAGGTGTTACTTCTGAAAGTAGCATTTGACCTTTTCCGCGAAGTAACCACTCAGCAGAAATATCTTCATAGGTTAGTAGAATTGAAGTTAATACCTTAGCGGAAGGTTCTGTTCCACGTTGAAACATTGATGCTATTACAGATTGTGTTACACCAATTCTTTTCGCAAATGCGCTATCTGTAATGCCGGCAGACAGAATTATTTCTCTAATTCTTCCATTAATAGTGTTGTTATTTGTCATAAATCCAATCAATCAAAAGTTAATAAAACGCAAATGCGATAAAATAAAAAGTTTTTTGTTTTTAAAATAACGCAAATGCGATTATATTTGCATCATAAATCAATCAATCATACAAACATACAAAAAATGATTGATAAAACCAATTAAAAAATAACGATTATGAGCTACAATTTATCACAAATAATGAAGTCTGCACACCGCAATTACAAGAAGGGTGGAAAAACATTTTCAGAGTGTTTAAAATCTGCATGGAGCTTTGCAAAACTCCAAGAAAGTTTCTCACCGGAAGCTGTGAAATCAAGAACTGATAAATTTTTAGCTGAAAGACATGAAGCTATGAGCAAGACTGCCAAAGCTACACCTAGTAAGGAATATAATAACCTTAATATTCCCGCTTCCGCTTACTACAACCCAAATAGTACTCATTACGGTGCACATTACGTCGGAGATTAATCAAATTATACAACAATGGATAAAAGAACCGAACTAGAAATACAGCGAGACAAATATGAAGCTGTGATTGAAGAACGAGACGCGTTGATCAGCTCTTTGAGAGGTGAAAATGAAAAACTCAAACGAGATTTAGAATCAGAACGTGGATTTTATAGAGAGAAAGTTTCCCAATGTGATGATTTGAAGAAATTTATTGAATCGCAACGAAACTTAATGGACATAGTTTTGAAGAACAACCAAAGTATTCTCTAACCCTCACTAAAGTCAAACCAAACCGCCGGTTATCCGGTACCCAGTCCGGTCTTTGAGCCTGCCCTTGAAGGGAGACTGGGAACAACAGAGAAGAGTTCTTTGACATATTGGTAAAATGGTGTTTTGGAAGCCGACACGTGCCGAAAGGGATTACTGACGTAGGCGGGCTTCTCAACGATATAATGCTGTGGTTAATGGTCAAGCCGTATCGTTGTAAAACTAAATCAGTTAGACGTTTGTCGGCAAATCGAGGTATTTGCTTTATGTATATAAAGGTGATGTAGCTCAGGCAGGTTAGAGCGCTGTGTGTGGTGGATGGTTGAGAGTTCGAGTCTCTCAAGAAATACTCTTAGCTTAACGGAAGAGCACCACAAGCAGAGGTCGGCGGTTCGAATCCGCTCATCGCTTCAATGTTTAATTTAAAATTAGATTGTATGGAAAAGGATATTCAGAGACGTAACGTAATTGATGTATTACGGAGTATGGATGTTGGTGCAATAGAAGTATTTCCTATCGTTCAGAAACCGTCTGTAACTAATACATTGAATGCTCGGCTTTATAAAGAAAAAGCTGAAGGAATGGCTTGGAAAACAAAGTCAGATGTAAAAAATATGCAGTTTATAGTAACCAGAATTGCATAACTACCTTGCTTGTTGAGATGATCAGAGGTGAAATGGCTGAAATATTGCTAGATAATATTCTCCGTCTGTTTTCTACAGAAACGTTTGGAAAAGATAAGTCTGCGTATTATGTGGGTGGGGAAAAGAAATTGATGAATCTTATAGAAGCGGGTAAGATTGAAAGTGATAAGCCCACTAATGTCCAAAACGGCAAGTGGCATTGTAATGCTGCTCAAGTATTACTTCATTGCCGATGTGCGGGAAGGAAAGTTAAATCTAAAAAACGGAAGAAATGAAAAAGATTAAAGTGATACAGTATGCCATGATGTTCATTGCCTTATGGACAACACTGTATCTTATAGATAGCATTGAAGTTAGCAAGAAAGAATTTATTGCTGCTTTTGTATTGGTGACTGTCGTATCAGTGAATTATATCTGTTTTCGATACTACGAAGATAGGAAACAAAATAAAGATAGCCTGTGAAGGTTTGCATTGCTTAATTTTAGTATTTGTCATGTTTATTTAGCCCGGTTCGCCGGGCATCTGCCGGGATAGCCCAGTTGGTTAGAGCGCATGTTTTTACATGAGGTCAGCGGTTCGAATCCGTTTCTCGGCTCAACTCAATCAGAGTTAAGTAACCCGTGAGGGGGAAAATTATGTTTGTATCAATAACAATTCAATCAATGTAGCCGGAAGCGTCTGGCTACGACCTGAAGGAATGGCGGAATTGGTAGACGCAAGTATGCAGATAGATTGAAGAAAGTCATACATAGGTAATCTGTCATCCCGGTTCGAGTCCGGGTTCCTTCACAGAGAATTTTTCTTTTTATGTTTAACTAATGTTGCCAGCGAAAAGGACGCTGTAGGGTTAAAGCCCCTGTTATTTGAGTTTTAATTGTTCTATACTATTCCGGTGTGCTTTGAACGGCTATCCGGAAACAAGAAGCTCGTGAGAGTGCTATTTAATAGTTAATGTCGTGTTTTATTTTGTGTTTGTGTTCTAGGTGAATGGTTCGTGAGAATAGTTCACTTAAAACGGATGGCTGGTGTAATTGGCAGCATACGCAGATATGCGTGATGTGGGTTCGATCCCCACGCCATTCACCCTTCTGATCCTAATTAAATTATAGTAGTTCATGAGTTTTGTTTTGTGTTTGTGATTAGGGTGTATGGTCTGTGAAGATAGTGCACCTTTTTAATTAATCGGGCGGATATGTATATCGTTGGTTGAAACTGCGGTGAGGTGCACCAATATTCCGTGAGACCGGTTCGACTCCGGTTCCGTCCACTAGCATTTACATTATGTATAAATCAGGGAGCCGTACACCCTTCAAGCGTAGCCGTTCCATAAGGTACATTGGATTATTCTTATTTTTCTGCCTGTACGATATTGTACAGGCAGTTTTTACTACTTGAAAATGGCGTTAAAATGGCGAAGTTTCTGTTTGCTAAACTTGATAATAACGATTATCTTTACTGATGTAATAAACTAAAAGTCAAACCATT